GGTGCTGGAACAATCTGATGATACAATTATGATGCATCGTCAGCAGGGTGCTATCGCAGCTTTACGCAAACTTAAATACTTACGGGATGAAGTGAATGGGTAACTACGAAAAAGCAGAGGGTATTTTAGACAGGTACTCTAGAGGAAAGCTGTCTGCAACAGAGGCCCAAAAAGAACTTAAAAAGTTTGGGTATGGGGCAAGGCTACGTGGTAAAAGCAATGTTATACCAGTGTTTCCACTAGAAGGTGGGGATGGTTTTGATGTAGAGTTAGCAAAAGGTGGCGCATTGCTGAAAAAACAAATGGATTTATTTGAGCCTGTAGAACGTGGCTTTGATGAGGGTGGCCTTATGGACGAGGGCGGCTCAGTAGACCCTATATCCGGCAACGATGTACCAGTAGGTTCTACACAAGAAGAAGTGCGTGATGACATTCCTGCCCAGCTAAGTGAGGGTGAATTTGTACTACCTGCCGATGTAGTACGTTATCATGGTCTGGAAAAGATTATGGAACTACGTGACGAAGCTAAAGCTGGTCTTCAGAAGATGGAAGACATGGGGCAGATGGGCAACTCAGAAGAGGCTACACTAGCTGACGATGTACCGTTTAGTATGGATGACCTTGAACTTGAAGATGATGGCGTTGCTGAATATCAAGTGGGTGGTTATGTACCACCACAGAATGTAGGTTTTCAGCAATCACAGTTTGCTGGCTATCAACCCCAAATAACACAGCCTATGACACAGCCATTTACAACACCTGCTTACCAAGCCCCATCACAACAGTTTACACCTACACAGGCGGGTGCTGTTCCTACGTTTAGTAGTTTTGTTACACCACAAACTGCAACATACTATCATTCAGACGGACGTACTATGCAAATTCCTGTGGATGCCAACGGTAAGCCACTTATACCTGTTCCTGCTGGCTTTACTGCGACTGCACCAACTGCTGCTGCACCAACTACGCCTACTACAACACCTACCTATCAAGCACCGCAACAAACAGGGGGTGATGATAGTGGTCCATCTCCTGAAGATTTGCAGAGACAAGAAGAGTATAAGCAAACTGTAAATAAACGTATGGAAGCAGCAGAACAATTAGGATATACAAATAAACAAAATGCTATAGAGGCTGTCTTACCCTTTGTTGTACCGGGTGGTAGCTTACTTATGCCAAAACCAGACAGAGGCACAGTGCTTGTAGATGGCACTATTGCTGATGGTGCTGGTGGCAGCTTTGACCCAATCTCAGGTGAGAAGGTAGGTTATGCTGGCGGGATACTAGGTACAATAGCTGGTGGTCTTGGTCTAGGTGAAAAAGGTCCAGAGATTTCTGAACAGGCATCTAAGATGGGTTTATCTCCGGCAAGCATGGAAGGTTTAAAAACTATCAAAGGTGAAGAAAGTATTCAAGATTTATTAGAAGGTAGAGTAGATACTAGCGCAAGTAAATCAGCAGCCATTACAAATGCAGATATAGATGCAGCAGTAAAGGCTGGTCTAGGTACAAGAGAAGAAATTATGGCAAATATTGCCAGTGCCGATGCACAACCCACAAAAGCTACATCTACACCTATGGATGCTGCTGAAACTGTGGGTGTAGAAACGGCACGTGTTACTGAAAAAGGTGGCGTAGCAGAGGTAGCTGAAAAAGCTATTTCTCCTAATGTACAATCCGCAATGGATAAAATTCAAGAAAGCATTAATGGTCAATTGGGCAGTAGAGCAGGACAAGCAAGTGATAAAAGTGTTATGAATTACTTGGATAATATTATAAGTCAAGCTACAAGACCATCGTATCCACAGGATGCAAAAGGGGATACTATACTAGATGCGTTAGATACTCCAGTAACTCTTCAGTATACACCACCTGAAAATGAAGATGCTGCTGTAGATGATATTATTGCAGCACAACGGATGAAAGAAAGATTACAGAGTAAGTCTGAACGCAGAGATACAACAAAAGAAAAACAACCTGATGTTACATCTGCTCGTGTATCAGCAGCGCAAAGACGTACAGCGGATATACCAAGACAGACCGCTGCAGAACGTGCTGATGAAGAAGCTGCTGAACAAGAGGGTGGTACAGCTTTTGATGACTATGGCAAAGACTTTGACAGAAACTTTAGTAACTACTCTAATCGTGGATATAGTAGGTCAGCCGCAAGAGAAGCCGCAGCAAACAAAACAGATGCCGATAGAGAGGCACGTGAGCAGACAGGTAATTCAAAGTCTAGTGCTGTAACAAGTAGCAGTGGTAAAGCTGTTCGCAGTTCTTCTGGTTCAGTTGTAACTAGCACTCCTGACGATGATGACGGTAGCAGTAGCAAGATTGTATGTACTGCAATGAATAATGCGTATGGCTTTGGCTCATTTCGTCAAACAATTTGGTTGAAGCACAGTAGAGATATGCACCCTGCCTATCAAAAAGGGTATCACAGGATATTTAAACCTCTAATTAAGTTTGCGTACAAAGGTAATAAATGGTATAATATAGCTGTGAGAAAAACTCTTGAGGGTATTGCACGTAGACGTACAGCAGACATCTGGATGCAGCAGCGTGGTAAGAGACATCTCGTAGGTGCTATTGAACGTGCTATACTTGAACCTATCTGTTACATTGTAGGGAAAATAAAATAATGGCTGAAACAGTAGAAGAACTAAAGCAAGAGATGGTAGACCGCTACGATGCTTTGTCCAATGATGAAAAAGATGTTATTGGCAGCATGGTTGGCACACAAGAACTTAGAGTTTTAGGTAAGGTGCTTGGCCCTGAGATTTCAAATGTTGCAAATCTAAGTGCATTAAAAACAACCGTTAAACCTAGAAAACGTGGGCTAGGAACACGATAATATCCTAGATAACGCAATGGCTACCTAACCCCCCGACACTGGCTACGGTTAGCCCCATAAGGAGAAGACGATGGCTGAAACAGCTATTATGGCAGAAGAAATGCAATCACCAAAAAAGGTTGCATTTGCAAATAAACCTTACACGCAAGAGGAACGTATCAAGCGTGAAGAGGAAGAATTAGAACAACTCATCAAAGAGCAAAAAGGTGAGGCAGAAGAACAAGTTCAAGAAGAGCAAGAAGCTGAACCTACTAATGCAGAAGAAAAAACCTTTAAGAAAAGGTACTCAGACCTACGTAGACACCAACAAAAACAGCAAGAAGAATTTAAAGCGGAACTAGCTGCTATGAAAAGCCAGCTAGAGCAAGCCACTAAAAAGGAAATGAAACTACCTAAGTCTGATGAAGACATTGAACAGTGGGCTGCTGATTATCCTGATGTAGCTGCTATCGTTGAAACAATTGCTATGAAGAAAGCAGCAGAACAATCATCTGCTCTTGAAGAAAGAATGAAAGCAATTGATGAGATGCAATCTACTGCTAGTAAAGATAAAGCTGAAGCTGCTTTGATGCAAATCCATCCAGACTTTGATGAAATTCGTGATAGTGATGATTTTCACGAATGGGCAGATGAACAACCTAAGTGGGTGCAAGACGCATTATATGAAAACGATAATGATGCTCGTTCTGCGGCACGGGCAATTGACCTGTATAAAGCAGATAAAGGAATTACAAGTGAGAAAAAGTCTAAGAAAACTAAAGGTGCTGCTGAAGCGGTGTCCACTAAAGGCGGTAGAAGTACACCTCAAGCAGACGAAAGTTCCACTTATTTAAAAGAGTCACAAGTTCAGAAGATGTCTCCTCAAGAATATGAGAAGAAGTCTGATGAGATTATGGAAGCTATCCGCACAGGAAAGTTTATCTATGATATTTCTGGTTCAGCCAGATAAAAAAAGTGTTGACAAATAGTTATATTTGAGTATAACTATATGTAACCAAGTGTGGATACGTAGCGCAATGTGTCCACACTAACCAGCAAACAAGCATAACTTACGGATTACCTGACGAGTTTGGCCTGTTGAATAGTAGGGTGGCCACCTTACTTGGATACACACCCTAATGAATTAGCCTCTGATTAGTCTGCCAGTTTGCATCTGTACGAAAAATGCTTAACTTTAGGAGAACATACAATGGCATTTGCATCAGCAGCCGGGTATGGTAATCTTCCTAACGGTAATTTTTCACCTGTAATTTACAGCAAACAGGTGCAGCTTGCCTTCCGCAAGTCTGCCGTAGCTGAAGCAATCACAAACAGTGATTACTTTGGTGAGATTGCTGCGATGGGTGATTCCGTTAAGATTATCAAAGAACCCGAAATTACAGTCAAGAACTATGCACGTGGTACAACTATCACACCGCAAGACCTTGATGACGAAGATTTCAACCTGACAATTGACAAAGCTAACTACTTTGCATTTAAGGTTGATGACATTGAAGAGGCACACAGCCACGTAAACTTCCAGCAATTGGCAAGTGACCGTGCTGCGTATCGTTTGGCTGACCAGTTTGACCAAGACGTTCTTGGCTACCTAACTGGTTTTAAGCAGTCTGCAATTCATGGCGCAGCCGATACTGTTAACACAACTGTTAACGGTTCAAAAGCTGTTTCAACTGCAGGTTCAGACGAACTCTTAGCAACAATGAAACTGGAAGCTGACGACTTTGGCGGCTCTGCAGGTTCATCAATTGGTATCCAGCCTCGCTTGCCGGGTGCTTCATCTGTACCGGGTTCAGGCAATGCCAACCCAACTATGGTGATTGCACGTATGTCTCGTAAGCTGGACCAGCAAAACGTAGACACACAAGGCCGTTGGCTTGTTGTTGACCCAGTATTCATGGAAGTACTGAAGGACGAAGATTCAAAGCTTCTGAACTCAGACTTTGGTGGTTCAGGTCTGCAAAACGGTCTAGTCATCAATAACCTGCACGGCTTCCAAGTGTATGTTTCAAACAACTTGCCTTCAATTGGCACAGGCGCAGATACCGTTGGTGGTACAAACGCTTCCAATTATGGCATGATTGTTGCTGGACATTCATCAGCAGTAGCCACTGCAGAACAGATTAACAAGACAGAAACATATCGTGACCCTGACAGCTTTGCTGACATCGTTCGTGGTATGCACCTCTATGGTCGTAAGATTCTACGTCCAGAGGCTCTTGTTAATGCTAAAATTAACCTCGTGTAATAGGGAGAAAGAATTATGGCTTTAGGTGATAATACACTAACTTCCGCACGTGGTAGTTCACAGCGTGGACGTAATCCGTACATGGTTCAGGGAACTCTGGATTTTGCACAAGCTGCTACAGATAAGGGTTCTGCCCTTGCAGCGGCTGATGTAATTCCAGTACTGACCATTCCAGCCAATACCGTAATTTTAGGTGCAGGTATTGAAGTTACAGCAGCACATGCTGGTACTTCAACTAATACCGCATTTGATTTGGGTATCGCTGGCGGTGCTAACTTTGTAGATGGGTTTGACTTTGATGGCGCATCTGTTGGTGACTATGCTACAATGCAGACAACTGCACCTGTAGTAATTGGTGGCACAGCAGATAATCTAGATGTTACCCTGCAAGCAATGACAGGCACAACTACCGCTGGTAAGGTACGGGTCTTTGCCATCGTGATGGATGTTGATGACTTGGGTGATATGGCTGCTAATGAAGTAGACCGTGACACACTTGCATAAGTAATCACAGGTGGGGGCAGCTTCGGTTGCCCCTACTTACTCTTTTAGGAATATGTGATGGACTTTCTTAGCCTGACAAATAAAGTACTTGCAAGAATGAATGAGGTGCAGCTTACTGCATCAAATTTTGCTACTGCACGTGGCTATCAAATACAATGTCAAAATGCTGTGAATGAAGCTATCAATTATATTAATCAACGTGAATACGGCTGGCCTTTTAGCCATGCCACAAGCACGGTAACTCTAGTAGCTAATCAGACTAGGTATTCTACGCCAACTACCGCTACACACGTTGACTACGAAACATTTAGAATAAGCAAAGATAACACGTTAGGCGTAGCTGGAACTACCTTACGTGTATTAGATTATAAAGAATACATTGACAGATATGTTGACCAAGAAAGTACAACAGGTGTAGGTGGTGTACCTATTTATGTTTTTCGCACTCCTGATAATAACTACGGTTTATATCCATATCCTGACAATACATACGAATTAAAATTTGAGTACTTTGATAAGCCAGTAGCATTGGCTCTGGCGACCGACATACCAACAGTACCAGAGCAATTTGAACAGGTAATTGTGGATGGTGCAACTGCATATTCATATCAGTATCGTGGTGAAGCACAACAATACGGAATTAACTTTGCCCGTTTTGAAGACGGAATTAAACATATGCAGTCATTACTGCTAAACAGAACAGACTACGTAAGGTCAACTTATATACCACATTCTCAAAGATATGGCATTAACGTAGCTGGATTTTAAGGTGACATAATGGCAGATGAATCCGGCCTCAGTCCATATGTGTTTGCCTGTGAAGGTGGCTTAATACTAGATAAATCTACTTTTGCCGTTGCTCCGGGTTCAGCACTTGAACTAGAAAACTTTGAACCTGCTGTTACAGGTGGATACAGACGTATCTCTGGGTATACAAAGTGGAACAGTAATATTGTACCACAAGATGTGCTTTCATCTGAAAAAGTATTAATGTCTGCACACTTTAATAATAAAGTCATTGCGGCACGTGGTGGTAAAATACATGAAGCTGGAACAACAGGTAGTTGGACACAGATTGACACTGGCAGAAGTAACGCTGGTAAGTATACACACTTCCGTTACAATCTCGCTGGGACGGATTTTATCGTATGGGCCGATGGCGCAAATAATGCGACCAAGTATGATGGCACTACTGTTACAGACCTCAATGCAACAGGCGCACCTTCTGACCCGCAGTATGTTGTAGGATTTAAAGACTCACTGTTTTTTGCTGGCATGTCCAGTACGCCACAGTCAATAACATTTACAGCACCATTTACTGATGATGATTTTAATACTGCAAATGGTGCAGGTACAATAAATGTAGACAATAAGATTACTGGTTTGTTTCCTTTCCGTGACCAGTTATATATCTTCTGTGAAGAACGCATCTTTAAGTTAGTAGGTAACTCTATTGCAGACTTTCAGCTACAACCTGTAACACGTGAGATTGGTTGTATCAATGGTTTTACTATTCAGGAAGTTGCAGGTGACTTAATCTTTCTAGGAGCAGATGGGTTAAGAACAGTTGCAGGTACAGAAAAAATTGGTGATGTTGAACTTGGCACAATTAGTAGGCAGATACAAGAACGATTTGTTGGGCTAACCAACATAGATGAATTTTGTAGCTTAATTATACCAGATAAAACACAATACAGATTGTTTTTCTCAAATGCTAATACACCAAGGGAATTAACAAAAGGTATTATAGGTGTTCGTAAACAGAATGGTTACGAATATGCTGACATGAGTGGCATTAGACCTAGCTGTACTGATTACATTGTATCTCAAGGCGAGAGTATTGTTTTACATGGCGAGTATGATGGCTATGTGTACCGCCAAGAAAAAGGTGATAATTTTGATGGTAATAATGTAGATGCTAAGTATCGCTCACCTGACCTCACAATGGGTGATGCAGGTATTAGAAAAGCATTCCAACGTATCATCGTAAACTATGCACCTGAAGCCGCAGTTAATGCTGACTTGTTTATTAGATATGACTATGAAGCAGCAAGTGTAGCAAGACCAGCAGCATACCCATTTAGTAGTGCTAGTATCTTTGCTATTTACGGCACATCAACTTATGGTACAGCCACATACGGTGGACAGGTTAACCCATTATTTAGACAGCCAATTGAAGGTAGCGGATTTAGTATGGCTATACGAGTTAACGATAGAGGAACATCTGCCCCATACGCACTTAAAGGTTTTCAGCTAGAGTTTACAGTAGGGGCTAGGAGATAAAGCATGGCAGGTTATACTAGACAGTCTACATATGCTAATGGTGATATTATCCAAGCATCAGACAGTAATGATGAGTTTAATCAACTCGTCAGCGTTTTTGATATATCTACTGGTCACAAGCATGACGGTACTGTTGGTGAAGGTCCAGTTATTGGTTTAATTGGAGACCCCGGTGTAGCTACCCCACTTAACAAAGTTGTTGTAGACGATACTAATAACCGTGTTGGCGTGTTTGTAGATGTATCCAGTAGCACCGTAGAACAATTACGTTTTCAAGATGGTCTTATTGTTCCTGTTACTACTAATGATGTAGATTTAGGTACAGGCAGTTTACAATTTAAAGATTTATATTTAGATGGTACAGCCACCGTTGATGGCTTGGCTATGCCTACTACAACTGTTACAGACATCCTTGATGAAGACAACATGGCCTCTGACAGTGCTACTGCCTTAGCTACTCAGCAGTCAATCAAGGCATATGTAGATACGCAATTAACTGCAGAGGACTTGGATTTTCAAGGTGACTCAGGCGGTGCATTGTCTGTAGACCTTGACAGCCAAACATTTACTATTGCTGGTGGTACTGGTGTAGACACTAGCGGCTCTGGTCAAACACTGACCATTGATATTGACAGTACTGTTGCCACACTCACAGGTACACAAACCCTTACAAATAAAACACTCACAAGTCCTGTACTAAATACAGGTATTAGTGGTACGGCTATTCTTGACGAAGACAACATGTCATCTGATAGTGATACTCAATTGGCAACGCAGCAGTCAATCAAAGCCTACGTAGACTCTCAAGTTACTGCTCAAGACTTAGATTTTCAGGCTGATTCAGGTGGCGCACTGTCTATTGATTTAGATAGTGAAACAATGACGTTTACAGGCGGCACAGGCATTGACACTACTGGTTCTAGTAATGATGTAACCTTTGCAATAGATAGCACTGTCACCACTCTTACAGACTCACAGACGCTGACTAATAAAACACTAACTTCTCCCGTACTAAATACTGCAGTAAGCGGTACTGCTGTGCTGGACGAAGATAACATGGCATCAGACAGTGCTACACAATTAGCAACGCAACAGTCTATTAAAGCGTATGTTGATGCACAGGTTGCTACTGTTCCTACTGGCGATATAACAGCGGTAGTTGCTGGTAGCGGTCTTTCAGGCGGTGCAACATCTGGCTCTGCCACTTTAAATGTAGATGCTACAGTAATTACAGGCCAAACCGCAGAAACATCCGTAGACACAACTAACGACTTTGCTCTTATATATGATGACTCAGCGACAGCACTACGTAAAGTAGCTATTGCTAACCTTGTAGCAGCTAGCGGTGGATTGTCGGATGTTGTTGGAGATACCACCCCACAGCTTGGCGGTGACCTAGATGTAAATGGTAATGACATTGTATCCACATCTAACGGTGATATTGACATTCTGCCAAACGGAACAGGTGTTGTAAACCTTGATGGTGATGGTTCAACAGGCGGTGTATCTGTCTCTGACGGTCTTGTTGATATTCGTACAGGCACAGGTTCACGTTCACAGGTCAAGTTTTACTGTGAGGTTAGCAATGCCCACGCACAGACAGTACAACCACAGCCACACTCTGCTGGCGTAACAAACACCCTGACACTACCTGCTGGTGGTAATCAGGAGATTGTAGGTACAACAGCTACACAAACCCTGACTAACAAAACAATTGATGCCGCACAGTTATCTGGCACGGTTGCTAACGCACGTCTGGATGCGGAGTTACAAGCACTTGCTGGTCTGACTTCTGCTGCAGATAAAGGTATTCAGTTTACTGGTTCTGGTACAGCAGCCGTGTATGACCTAACAGCGGCAGGTAAAGCACTGCTAGATGATGCGGATGCAACAGCACAACGTGCCACACTAGGTCTGGGTACAGCAGCAATTACCAATACAGGTACATCAGCGGGTAATACTGTTGTACTAGATGGGTCAGCTAGACTACCTGCAGTAGATGGCTCACAGCTAACAAACCTACCATCTTCAGGTGGTGCTACCGCTGGTTTCGCAGTGGCGATGGCAATTGCGCTTTAGCAGTTGACAAACATATATAAGTATGATATAATTATACTTAATTAATTAGGAGTAATTATGGCACAGGATTTTGAAAGAAACATTGCAAGGAATGTAGGTACAGGCGCAGTAACAATGCGTACTGCCAACTCCGATGATGCGCTTATAGGTATCAACATTGCTAATGTTACAACCTCCCAAATCAACATGGATGTATTTATTAACGATGGGTCTAACGACTATTACATTGTTAAGGATGCACCTATACCTGCAGGGTCAGCTTTGCAGGTGCTTGATGGTGGAGCAAAGGTTGTAATGCAAGCAAGTGACGTACTGAAGGTACAGTCCGATACCGCAAGCAGCGCAGATGTTTGGGTCTCTGTAGTTGACACCATCAGTTCATAAGGAATAGATAATGCCTTTAATCGGTAATCCTATCACTGCAAGTTTTCAGGCTAGACCTGCCACCGAAGAGTTTAACGGTAATGGGTCTACAACCACGTTTACTCTGGGTCACACAGTAACTCAGGAAGATATTCTAGTGTCTGTAGACGGTGTCATACAGGAAAGTGTTGATGCGTTCACTGTGCCGGACGGTACAACACTCACCTTTACTGCAGCACCGTCAAGCGGAACAGGTAACATCTTCGTAATTTATATGGGTGTATCTGCAGCGTCTGTAACACCTGCCGCAGAAAACAAGGGTAACTTCAAGGCAAGCGGCATCTTCCGTACCAATGCACAATCCCTCGCATCTAACACAACCATCCTCGCAACAGAGAACGCTAACGTAACAGGGCCACTGACTATCAACACAGGAGTTACCCTGACCGTTGAAAGCGGTGGTACATTGGTGACGCTATGAGTACATTAAAAGCAGATACAATCGTAGCATCAGACGGCACTAGCCCTGTCACGCTGACTAAGCAAAGTGCGGCAAAGGCTTGGGTTAACTTTGATAGCACTGGCACTATTGCGGCAAGAAACAGCCTAAATGTTAGTTCATTAACCGACAATGGGACTGGTGATTATGATGTGAATGTATCTTCGTCTTTTACTGCTGTGGATTATTCTATTAATGTATCGCTTTACCCTAGTGCTAGTTGGAACCAGCAACCTAGCATACAAAATCCTGCAAATAATACCACTAGTCTCTTTTCAATTTTTAGTGCAAGTACAGCAGGTACTAAATACGACACGCAGTTAGTGACTGCTTCTACACACGGAGACCTAGCATGAGTGAGATTATTACAGACAAACTCACTGGCAAGACTTCTGCTGGCAATGTGACCATCACCTCTGAGGGCGGTTCTGCTACGATGCAACTGCAACAGGGGTTGGCGAAGGGTTTTATGAATATGGATTTTTCTTCTGGCACACCTACAGCCCAAGACAGCTTTAACGCTAGTGTACTAACAGATAATGCGGCTGGTGATGTGACAATTTCGTTTTCATCTGGTTTTGGAAATGCAAACTATACAAGCGTGGGAATGGGCGGAAATACGTCTAACTCATTAAGAACACCTCAACAAAACAAAGCTACGCATACACCAACAACAACTCAGTGTCGTTATCAGGTAATATATTCTAACGGTGTTGCGCCAGTAGACCCGAAATATTGTGGTATTGTAAATCTGGGAGACTTAGCATAATGGCTGGCAAGATTGTAGCAGATACGCTGGAACACAGCACCGCAGGTTCGGTTGATACGCAGTACGTTGTTAATGGTAGTGCGAAGGCGTGGGCAAATATAAATGGGTCAGGCACTGTAGTTTTTAGAGACAGCTTAAATTGTACTAGCTTAACTGACCACTCAGCAGGTAT